TATGATAATGATAATAGCAGACAAATAACAAAACTGTTTGATACTACTACTGATTGGGTCAGACATGAAATTACATTTCCAGCAGATGTAGATGATGGCTCTAGTCCATTGGATGATGATAATGCAAACAGTTTGCAGTTACAATTTTGGCTTAATGGTGGCGCAACCTATACAGGCGGCACATTAAATACAGCATCATGGGCTAATGATACGTCAGCCAATCGTGCGCCCGGTATAGACAGCTTCTTCAGCAACACTGCCAACAACTTCTTCCTGACGGGAGTGCAGATGGAAGTTGGCCCAGTAGCTACGGAACTGGAGCAAGAAAATATAAGTACCACGTTAGCTAAGTGCCAAAGGTATTTTCAAGGAAATGGAAGATTAATACAAACAGGCGATGGTGTAATAGGTTATCTACAAGCCTCGTCTTTGCTTCCTGTAGAAATGAGAGCTACCCCAACCGCAGTTATAAGAGATAATGCAGGGAATATTGGAAAGGTAAGCGGAGACGCAACAAACAATATCGCTGGAACAACGACTGGGTTGTCCACTACGCTTGTTTCGGCTGGAGCAAATAATGTTGTTATTGGCACTAATGTTTTTATGAGTGTTCATTTTACATTAGATGCGGAGATATAGTTATGAATAGTTCAATGACAATTATAAATGCACAATACCAAACTGATGTAGATAAAGTTACAAACGTTTTTATTAACGTAACTATAGACGGTCAACAAGTAACAGTCCCAATGGACCCAGACAACCGCCACTACGCAGAGATACTACGCCAAGTAGCCGCTGGCACACTAACCATTGCGGCGGCTGATTAATGGAGCCAGTAGAATGGCACTTATCAAAATCCATCCCTGCAACTTTCGTCCTGGCAATTATAGGCCAGACCATAGCCCTCGTTTGGTTTGTATCAGCCCTAAATAGCGATATTCAAACAAACGCCCGTGAAATTGTACGTCACGAAAACCGCCTCATAGCTTTAGAAAACATTGTCCAAAGTCAGGCCGTCACAATGGCTCGAATGGATGAAAATATAAAAGCAATAAGAGTAGCCGTAGAAAATATGTCAATGAGGTAAGCATGATCGATCCCGTCAGTGCGTTTGCTTTGCTTAAATCTGGCATATCCGCAGGTAAACAATTAGCCAGCCTGGGAAAAGAAATTGCTGGATTTTTCGATGCAGTAGATGGAGCTAAAGCCCAACACAACAAAAAGAAGTCTTCAATTTTTGCAAGTGCCAACCAAGAAGCTATGGACACTTTCATGAGGCAGCAACAGGCCATCGACTGTGAGGCCGAACTCAGAGAGCTAATCACCCAGACCCGTGGATTTAGCCAATATCAAGCTTTGCTAAACTTACGAAGAGAAATACGAGTTGAGCGCAAAGAGATTGCCGCACGGGCCGCAATTGAAGCAGAAGAACGTCAGCAAGCAATACTTAGCGGCATAGGCATCCTTATCTTCATAGCACTAGTACTGGGCAGCGGCGGTATGTATCTTTGGTATCTAGGCTGGATCAGGTTTTAATTTACTTAACTACAGCAGGGTAAATGGTGGGTGCTTCTTTTACAGATCGGGCGAAAATGGATTGTCTTAAATAGCCATAATAAAATTATCATAATCACCCGTGATAAAAGAATTGCTATTAGTTTTTCCAAGCAGCGGAGATTAAAGGATGACTAGTGAATTTTCGACTATCGATGTAGATAAAAACGGCCACATTGATCAGTATGAATTTGAGAAACACGCACTAGAGCTTATGGACCGCAAGGAGCAGATCAGAGATGAAAACTCTAAGCGAGATCAACAGCGCAAGATGATTTGGTTTGCCCTATGGGGAATGCTTTTATACCCCTTCTCAATCATAGCAACGGCGGGTATCGGGCTTACCCAAGCGACAGAGAGCCTGACCAGTATCGCTGGAATTTATTTTGTATCTGTGGCTGCGCTAGTGGGCGCATTCTTTGGCGTAACTAACCTAGGTAAGAAATAACCCTTGCAAAGCAACTAGTTAAGTGTTATTATGTTTGTATAACTAAAGTATTAATAGGTACACATGTCCGTATACACACGAAGTCTTCGTGAGTCAGATGTACCCGCTATCGTAAGCATCCATAGCTGGCTCCACCAAAACTCACGTTATAAAGTATTTTCCTACAATTCCCAAAAAGTCCGAAACCTATTATCCGCAAGCCTTCAACCTAACTCTGATATTTTTGTTAGTATTGCCTTTGCAGAAGGTTCGGATGAAATCCTCGGATACTTTCATGGGTTTGTTGATTACCACTATTTCAGCAACGATCTCTTCGCAGGAGAATGGGCTGTAATTGTAGTACCTGGACACCGAAGAAAAGCCCCCGCCGTATTAAAGTCTATGGTTACGGCATTTGAGACATGGGCAAAATCAAAAGGTGTGGCGGAAATTTCCATAGCATCCAGCACCGAGGCTAGCGGCACTGGCTATAAAAAGTTTCTACAGAGAATGGGATACAGGGACGTAGGTTTTCTGTGCGTGAAAGGATAAAAAATGAGCTTTAATAGAAGCACTACAGTGGTCCAATCAGGACTAGGTGATGAACAGTATCAGGTTATACAAGGTACCCAGACGGGAATAGGCACCCAGCTTGAAGAAGGCTTTGGTGGTGTAGGTACACGTTTTAATGAGGTAGATACAGGAATTACGGGTCTGAAGACTGATATTGGAAGTGTCACAACAGACGTTAATGCCAACACCAACACTGGATTTACCGATCTAGGCAGCACTCTCTCCGGTTATAACGATGCTAATAATCTAAGATTTGATGAGTTTGGACGTAGTTTCACTACTAACGAAGCCGCTGTTGGAGCCAATAACACTGCCCTAAATACTTTACAGGGCGATGTGACAGGGGGCTTTGACGCTCAAGGAAACAGGTTTGATCAGGTAGATGCTGCTAACACTGCAATTCAAGGTGATGTCACAGCCGGGTTCTCTGATCAAGCGCAGGGTTTTACGGACGCACAGGCAGACCGTACTACAAACGCAGGGGCGCTTGCAGAGGGACTTGTTGGCGCAGGAGCGGCTATAGACGCCGGGTTCTTGGCAGGAGAAGGCCAAGTAGGCCAGCTTTCGTCAGATGTACTTGCAGGTCAAGCTACTGCGGCTACTAATCTGGACGCTCTTAACACAGGTTTTAATTCCTACACTGCCCAAGACGCCACAGATCAAGCTGCTATGAAAACTACTCAGGATGGCTTTGTATCTGCCTTTGATGCTTACACAGACCGATACACTGAGGATACTGCTTTAGCCAATCAGACCCGCACAGACATACAAGATGCTAATGCTAATGCTGCTAGCCGTATTCGAGAAGACATTGGTGCTTATGCTGGTGCGGCTGAAACACAATTAGGTAACGTGGCTACAGGAGTTGATAATAAGATTAACGCACTAGAAGGCACGGTAGAAGGTGGGTTCATGGCTTCTGATGCCAACACTTCCGCCGGGTTCTCTGGTGTATCTGCTGATGCTCAGGCTAATAATGCTAGCGTTGAAAATACATTGGCGCAAAACCAAGCAGCTAATGCGAGTGCGTCTGAGCTTAATCGGACAACCACTAATAATGCCGCTACTGACCTACAGGCTTCCTTAGCAGGAGGAATAGAAAACATAACCTCAGAGCAAGTTGTGGCAGCGCGAGACATGGCTTCCATAGCATCTACTCAAAGTGATCTGAGTATGGACCTTCGCCAGAACTTTAATCAGTTAGGTACTGCGTTTGATGACAGCGGAAATTTAATAGCTAGCAGCATTGATGCTCAAGGCAACACGATCAATCGGAAGATGGATCAGCAGGGTAACCTAATCCTAGATAGATTTGATGTTACAGGCGAGGCCCTTGGTCAAAAAGTACTGAATATAAACGACACACTTACCGAGCTAGGCAATGTTAAAAATATGTCAGGTGCTAACGTAAGTATGGGTAATCTAACCCCGGCATCATCTGGCGAAGTACCGGAATCTGGATTTGCTTCCGCATTCACAACTACATCTTGAGGTAATTATGCACCCTAATTCTATATCCCAAAAAGGCGTTGAGCTAGTTAAAGAGTTCGAAGGTCTACACGAAGTAAAAGCAGATGGCTTTGTTTACCCTTACAAATGTTCCGCAGGAGTTCTCACACAGGGTTACGGGGCAACTAGGGGTATAACCGCAGAAAGCAAATGGACCCGCGAGTATTGCGAAGAGCGTCTTACCAAAGATTTGAACGAACATGCCGAGGCCATTAAACACTATGTAACTGTACCACTTACTCAAAACCAGTACGACTCCTTAGTGTCTTTTATATTTAATTTAGGATCAAATGCTTTTAAAAACAGTACTTTGTTAAAAAAACTTAATCAGAATTTGTACAGCGAGATACCTGCCCAACTTATGCGCTGGGATAAGGCCCGTGTGAATGGGAAGCTTATACCTCTGGCAGGTCTCACCAGACGCCGTGCGGCTGAAGCAGCTATGTTTAGTGCGGATGCCCAACTAGCATCTGAGATAGGTGGACCGTTGATGGTACAAGCCCC